TTATTGTTCGAGAAGTATGTAAGGCTTGAAGGTAATCACTTCTTTGCTTAGCCATTGGTTAATCTCGGCAAGTCGTTGTTGCAGTGGTAAGATCTCATTAATGAAGAACACTTTGCCAGCTTTTTCAATGTCCCCAAAGCCACCTGTATTATTCGGGATAATCCCCATCAGTTGCGGTGGCACTCGATGGGCTGCAAGAATATCATCTCTGCTGGTGTTTTTAATGTTTAGAAACTCATCTTTTGCGACCACATCTGACAGCGGAATCACTTTAATCCCATTCTCTTTGCCATCAGGGGCATACAAAAACAGGTTTTTGAAATTGCCCTTGCCTTTAGCTTGTTGGAGTTGCTCTTTTAAATCATCAACGTCTGTTTCACTTGCCATCGGGTCGGTCATATAAATAATGCTTCCTGCGTGCACCCCATTTAAATAATACTTACGGCGAAAGAGCGTGGCAGATTCATTGAGAAAAGCAGATTGAAGTGAAGCCAAATAATCAGGCAAGCCATAGATTTCTTGATTGACATCAGGCTGTTTCAAATGGAAAACGCTATCGCTTGGAAATTCGTACTCCTGATAGCCATTAGCCAGCAAAAAGAACTTGCCTTGCTCTCGCCCACGGCGGACATATTTCGCAAGCGGTGCGTTTAGCCCTAAAATTTGCTTTTCCTTGCCCATTCGTTTTTCAAGGTAAGCATTACCGAAAATCAGATAGTCCTGCACCACTTTTTCCAACTCGTAACGTGGCAACAACGGTGATGTTTGGCAGGTACTCATCAGAATATTTTTCTTCACTGCTAACGCACTCTGATGATGTGCAGACGATTTTACTGCCCGTGCCAATCCTGAAAAATCGACAGGCGGATTGTAATATTTCTCATACATCAACACCGATTCGAAATAATTCAGAATATCGGCATTGTCTAACACTGGCGTTGGGTCGCCAAAAGTAAATTGTTCAATTTTCATAAATCACCTAGTTATTAAAAGGAATAATGGTCCGCTTAGAAGCCTGTGCATTGCCGTAAGGTTTATTCACTAAACAGCTCATAATCGCCCACGCAATATCGCCGTGACTGGCTTCGGCAGAACGGTCAGACACATAAGTCATCTGCCGACCGCTTCGGGTGGTCTGTTTCTTAATCGTCATAAAACTTGTAGCGATCTCTTTGCCGTCAAATTTCAACCGTTTTTTCTGGATAAGATTGAGCGTTTTTAGCACCATCTCATTTTTTAAATCCACGTTGTAAGTAATCCCAACGGCACGGGGAAAGAATTTTTTCACATTTTGGTAAACGCCATCGCCCATACCTGTACGGTCAATGGTGATTTTCGTCACATTGTAAGATTGGGTGTAATGGCGAATTTTGTCGGCTTGTTTCTCAAAATCTAAGCCGTGAAAGGTTTCCGTATGCAACACACGGTAATCACCGCCTTCTACTCTTGGTGGTGCAATAATTGCCAAGGCAGCACGGTCGCCCGTAAATGCTGGGTCATAACCGATCCAAACTTCCCGATTACCAAAAGGACGTTGATAAAACGGCTTGAAGTCTTTCCATTCTTCGTATGAGTCCACCTGACAATGTTGCAACTCATCAAATTTAAACACGCTGGAATTATCATCGGCGAACTGGCACATAAATAATTGCTCAAATTCTGCCGTTGAGTTCTCAAACTTCAAATCGTCAATATTGAACAAGTTACAACCGCCTAATTCGGCATCATAGATGTTCACAATCTGTCGCCATTGACGGTCGGCGCACAATTTACCTGCACGCAAATTAGCGTGAGAAATATCAATTTCCACCCGTTCACTTTCAGGGCGATCACGGTTGAAGGCTTTACCCGACCAAAAGTCATAGGCAGAATGGGCAATGGTCGTTGGGGTTGAAAAGTAGGTTTGCCGATACTGTTTCTGTGAAGCCATTGCGGAAGCGACTTTACGCATTTCGTCAAATTTCGCCACCCAAAAGATTTCATCAAAGTACAAATTGCCGTGATAAGACTGAGCCGTTGCCGAATTGGTACCTAAGAAAATCAACTCAGCCCCATTCGGTAATAAGATCGTTTCGCCTTTTAGCTCCACATCGGCGGTTTTGCGTGCATACTGGGTAATGTAAGAGCGGAACATTAACGCCTGCTTCTTACTTGCCGACAAGAAAATCTGATTTCGCCCTGTTTTTAACGCATCAATAAAGGCTTCGTGAGCGAAATAATAAGTCGCACCAATCTGACGACTTTTGAGAATGTTACGAATACGGTGCTTTTCACCTGCTTGATACCAATTCCGCTGATATTGGAACATTCCTTGCATAAAGCCATTAATCAACAGCTCTTCTTGCTCAGGGCTAATCGGATTTTTCTCAGCAGGTTTACGTTCACCCCGATTACGATTTTTAATTTTGGGATTGAGATCGGCTTCATTACCGCCGTTGTTATATTTCTGAATGCGTGCGGCATCTTTCATTTGACGCATTAAAAAATCCAATTCTTTAAAATCGTACCCTGTTTTCACGTCCTTTTGTAACAGCAACATATAACGGCTCTCAATATTACCGCTCACACGTTCAAACAAAGATGCTTCGTCCCATTTTTCCCGTTTTTTCCAGCTGGCGATAGTGGACACGGGAATGTTAAGCATTTTGGCAATTTCCGTGAGTGAATAGCCAGCCCAATACTTTAATTGTGCTTCACGGTGGGTATTCATATTAATTAAAGCGGTCTGTTCCGCTTGGTTTGTTGCAATATCCGTCATTGTTTTGCGTCATCGTTGAAAATATGGCTATTGTTATGAAACGGACGGCGTTTGTAGAACAGTCCCCTTTGTTAAATCCTGCTTAACAACCGCAACGCTTTGCACCTGTTTGAAAATCCAATCACCATATCGGCAATTTTGAACATTAATCGCAAAGGGTAATTTTATGGGAACAAAATCAAAATGGTTTGTGGTCGCAACGGAAGGAGCAACCACAGATGGACGAGTTATTAATCGTACTTGGATTGAGCAGATGGCGAAGAACTACGACCCCAAAAACACCTACGGGGCGAGAGTAAATTTGGAACATCTTCATTTTCGTCTGTACTGGAAAGATGAACCACATTCACAATGTTATGGCGACGTGCTTGCTGTGAAAGCTGAAGAACGTGAAGATGGCAAATTACAATTACTTGCTGAGATTGCTCCTACTCCTGAATTGATTGAACTCAATAAAAAAGGGCAAAAAGTTTATACATCTATTGAAGTAGATCCAAATTTTGCTGATACGGGCGAAGCCTATTTGGTTGGTTTAGCGGTAACGGACAATCCTGCAAGTTTAGGTACAGAAATGTTGAAGTTTGCAGCAGGTGCAAGCCAAAACCCATTTAACGCACGCAAAATTAAGCCTGAAAATCTATTTACTGCAGCAGTCGAAACTGTACTTGAATTTGAAGAAGTCAATGAAAAGAAAGTCGAGCCGTCACTGTTTGATAAGGTTAAAACCTTACTCACCGGCAAAAGCAAAAAAGACGATGAACGCTTTCACGACCAAGCTCAAGCTGTGGAATTGTTATCCAATCATTTAGCCGAGTTATCGGAAAAATATGCAACATTGCAAACACAAGCGGTCGAACACGAGCAGAAAGTTGCAAAATTATCCTCCGATCTCACCGCTTTACAAAGCCGTGTTGATGTTATCGGCAGTGAGCCGGCACACGGCTACACGCCACGCCCTGAAATTACGGGTGGCTCGGCAGTCATTGAAACCGATTGCTAATTAACCTTTAACGAACCTATTGAGAGCCAATATTTATGAAGAATGAAACCAAACAGCTGTATAACGCTTATGTTGCCCGTATTGCACATCTTAACGGTGTAACAGCCGATGATGTCAAAGAAGGTTTTTCCGTACAGGCAGCACCTGAGCAAAAATTAAAAGAGAAGGTACTTCAAAATTCGCAATTCCTACAATGGATTAACACGCCAACCGTGACCAATATGAAAGGCGAAATGATCGGTTTAGGTGTGGCACAAACTATTGCAAGCACCACCGACACCAACGCACAAGATCGTCAAACCAAAGATTTACTCAATTTGGATAAACGTACCTACAATTGTGAACAAGTCAATTTCGACAGTCATATTCGTTGGGCTCGTTTAGACGAATGGGCAAAACACCCTGACTTCCAAGAAAAAGTTGCCAGCCAAACGCAAAAAACCATTGCACTTAACTTAATTATGATGGGCTGGAACGGTACAAGCCGTGCAGCAACATCAAATCCAAGTTCAAACACCTTATTACAAGATGTGAAAAAAGGTTGGTTGCAACAGCTCCGTGAAGATACGGGCGGCACAAAAGTAATGAGCGGTGCAGATACCGAGAATAAAATCAAAGTCGGTAAAGGCCAAGGCACAGGTGAGAATGCTGGTAAAGGTTATGAAAACCTTGACGCGCTAGTGACCGATGCCGTCAATAATCTTATTCACGAAGTTTACGCCGAAGACACGGATTTAGTGGTTATCTGCGGTCGTGAAGTGTTGCACGATAAATACTTCATTATGATTAACCAAGACTTAAAACCGACAGACCAACTGGCAAGCCAAGTGATCGTATCGCAAAAACAGATTGGTGGCTTAAAAGCTATTCGTGTGCCATTCTTCCCGAAAAATGCGATGTTAATTACTCGCTTAGATAACCTTTCAATCTATATGCAAGAAGGTACAACACGTCGCTTTATCCAAAACAATCCGAAACGTGATCGCATTGAAGATTACCTTTCACAAAATATCGATTACAAAATCGAAGATTACGAATGTGCAGCATTGATTGAAAATATCGTACTGGAAGATGTGAAATAGGTAAGTAATGGAACGACTTTCCCCTGCGCAAATTCATCTTCGTAAGGCTTCCGCCGCACTTGCTCACTCTAATGAGCAAGTGTTGCTAGAAAACCTCGACGAATACGAAAAAATGCTCTACTTACTGGCACGTCATAAAAAAGACCTGAAAGCCATTGCCTCAATGGAACAGCGAGCCAGTTATAAGAAAAGCATTCTTCACCACTATTTGCCGTGGATTGAAGGGGCATTGAGTGCTGGCAACGGCAAACAGGACAATGTACTGATGACGTGGCAAGTATGGTCGGTGGACTGTGGCGAGTATCACCTTGCTTTACAAATTGCCGATTACGCTATTCATCAAGACCTGACATTGCCTGACGGCTTTAGTCGTTCGCTTTGTTCAATGCTGGCTGAAGAGTTTGCTGACGCAGCGAAAAAAGCCCTGAAGGTGCAAAAGCCGTTTGAAGTAAGCGACTTGTTACGAGTGGACGAACTCACCAAAGAGAAAGATATGCCAGACGAAAGTCGAGCAAGGCTCTATCGTGAAATCGGCTTACTACTTGAAACGACACAGCCTGAAAAGGCACTCAGCTACTTAGAACGGGCATTAGAACTGAATTTAAATATCGGTGTGCAAGGCAGTATTAAAAAATTGCGGAAGCAGTTAAACCAAGCCGACACCGACTAAACCGAGCAAACCACGCAGCCGACGGGGCGGGCGAAAAAGCGATATTGATTGCCTTGATTAGCCCCCACCCCGTTTTTTTTATTGGCAAGCGGTCAGATTATGGAGATAGATTGCAAATGAGCCACGTCATCAATATACCTAAAGTAGTCGTGGATAAAAATCAGGTATCTTCACCCACGCAAAGTACCATTAGCAATAACGGCTTTTTCCCCGATATTGAGCTTATCGACGTTCGCCACGCAATGCGAGCCGACGGCACAGTTACAGATGAACGCCTAACGTTTGCCGTGATTGAAGCAATGGCAACCGTCAATGCGGAATTACACACGTTACAAATGGAATACGCCACCTTTGACGACATACCGTCAGATCATATCAACGGCGAAAACCTGATGATTAATCGTTACAAGCGAGCCGTATTCTGTTTTGCAATGGCAAATCTCTATGAACGCTACCGCAGTTTTGACAGCACCAAAGAAGGTGCAGAAAAAGCGAAGCAGTTTGAAAATTCCGTAGATGACCTACGCCGTGATGCACGATTTGCTATTCGGGATATGCTCAAACGTAAACGTTGGACATCGGAGCTTATCTAATGATTTTAACCGCAACCCAACACGACACACTCGACCAACTGATTTTCAGGCATTACAGCAGAACGGCTGGCTTGGTGGAAATTGCATTGGAATACAATCCGCAACTGGCAAATGTGGCAATTTTGGAAATGGGGCAACGGGTCGAAATGCCAGACATCACCATCACAACCACGATTACCAAGCAAACGGTGAGCCTATGGGATTAATCAAAATGGATAGAAATGACAACACGTCACTATTGGGGGCATTCGTGACCGTTTTAACCAGCCTAAACCTTCCCGATTGGGGCGTGATTATGGGGATTTTATTCGGCTTGTTTACCCTATTGATGAATTGGTACTACAAAGACCGAGAAATCAAACTGAAAGAAAAAGCCCTTGAGCGTTACAAAATCAACTTAAAGGACATTTTAGACGATGAACAAAAATCTTAAATTCGGCGGAGCGATGGTCTGCGGTATTGGGGCGATTATCGGCTTAGTACAACTTAATCACCCTGAAATCCGCACCAGTCAAAAAGGCTTAGCGATTATCGGCAATGCTGAAGGGTGCAGACGAGATCCTTATGTTTGCCCTGCGAATATACTCACCGTCGGCATTGGCTCGACCGAAGCCACAAGCGGTAAGATTGAACGCAAAATTTACAGCGACAAAGAAATTGCTGACCGCTGGGCAAAAGATTTAGCCGAAGCGGAACGGTGCGTAAACCGCTACGCCAACGGCAAAAAAATGCCACAAGGGGCGTTTGATGCTTTGACATCTATTACCTTCAATGCAGGTTGTGGAACAATGCGACATTCGACCTTGTTCAAACTCGCCAATCAAGGTTACAGCCCTGCAATGTGTGAACAGTTTAGTCGTTGGGTTTATGCCAATGGCAAAAAACTGCGTGGCTTAGAAATCCGACGTGAAAAGGAAAAAGCATTATGTTTAGCATTATAAGCGGTATGATTGAGAAAAGTTTTGGCAAAGCGATGATTATCGCCTTGCTGATTGGTGTCTGCATTAATGCCTTTCTCTGTTATGAACGCAAAACACTGCAGGCGGACAACCAATCCAAACAAGAAGAAATTGCTTTAGTGCGAGCGGATAACCAAAGCCTAGCCAACCAGCTAGAACAGGCAAACCAACATATTCTGCAGTATCAAAAGCAGGTGGATAAATTACATCAACAAATTTTAACTAAGCTCACCCAAGCGGAGAAACGCACCAATGAAATTTTACTTGAATTGGAAAACAATCAATCTTGGAGCTATCAGCCTGTGCCTACTGGCGTTAGTCGGTTGCTCAACCAAAGAAGCGGTACAGTATCGAACAGTAAAGCCAATTCCGCTACTTTGCCCCCAAATAAAGCAGTGTCACAGCCCCAAGTTCGAGATAAAGACCAACGCTGATCTTGCAAAATCCCTCGACCAAAGTTTAACGACCATTGAGCTTTGTCAGGTGGAAATTCAAGGCTGGGAAGCGTGTGTGGAAGGTTATAATAAACGTATTGCAGAATAATCACTTCATTGACAGACAGAGAGCTTTGTCTTAGGATTGCCTGAGTTTTTAAACCGCAGAATATTACAGATAAATGCTCTCTTATCATTTTACCAAAACACAAGACAACGATAGTGGGATAGTTTATATCTCTACCGAATTTCAAATTGCCGATGTCACTTATATGGCAATTTTTTCTGATGATAAAAATACGCTATTATTTTTAGAACAAGATCCGACTATTGCAGAAATCATTCAGCATAAAGAAACACATTCAATTAAATTTGCTGTTAAGGAATATATTGAAACAGGCAATGAAGATTTATATGCACCACCGTTAAATCATCAATTTGGTAAAACGGAAATTAAAGCTCTGAAATCACACCTTGAAAAATTAGTGTATGAACACTACCTTTTATTCAAGCCTGATTGCTATGTTTTCGTTGCAGATCGCCCATCACTAGCAAGAATGTACAGTAAAATGTGTTGCAATCCGAGTTCCTTTATGTCAGACTTTGAAACAGTATCAAATTTAGGCGATCAACAAGATTGCTTTATTATTAAAACACCGACCTATACAGGAGGGAATAATGGAAAAAATGACCGCCGTTGAACTTAAACGCCAAAAATTAAAAGAGTTCCGTCAAGCCTATCAAAAGGCAAAAGCAGAAGGAACTCTTAAACCTGTTACAAAAAACTAACTCCACAGCCCCGACCCATCGGGGCTTTTTGTTACCACCAAATCCACACCCACAACCATTCGCCCCACCTTTGCCAGTTGCTCACAATATCGCTATTTAACTCAACGAGAAAAAGCGATGAAAGACCAAATTGACCGAGCCAACGAGCTTGCCGAAAAAGAAAGAGAGTTCGCCCTTGCAAAACTTCGCAACAAACCGACCGCTTACAGCCTGACCCATTGCGAAGATTGCGACGAACCAATCCCCGAAGCCCGTCGCCAAAACGTGCAAGGTTGTACTCGTTGCATTGACTGCCAACAAATTTACGAATACAAACAAAAAGGCTATCGCAAATGATTAAACCTGACAAACTGCGTGACCTGCTCACCAAAACCATTCCTTATTTTGCGAAAAATCCCGAACAGTTACAGATTTACTATGCCAACGGCAAAATTTGGACGACAGGGGCGACATCGCTCAGTTACCAATATCATTATGACTTAGAAATTGTGGTGGAAGATTTCCCAGAACACCCCGATTTGCTGTTTGTGCCTGTGATGGAATTTGTCCGCTTGCAACAACCGGAGCTGATGACCAATCCGAACAAACAGGACAGCATCACCTTTGAAGCTGACCCAAACAACAACGCCACCCACGACATTTACATCAAAATACCGCTGACTGAGCGTGTTATTGTCAAACAAGAAGGCGATCATTACCAAGTTCACCACGCCGAAGAGCCACAACCGACCGAATGGCAAGCAATGGAACGGCTGACAATTTTTGTGAAAGGGGAAAAGGTGTATGAGCGAACTCACACCATTGCAGACACAACTGAATAATTTAATCAGTAATCTTGCCCCAGCAAAACGGGCATTACTTGCTCGTGAAGTTGGGCGAAACCTTGCTCAATCGCAACGTAAACGGATTGCATTACAGCAAAACCCTGACGGCTCAAGCTACGCACCACGACGAGTACAGAGTAAAAACCGCAAGGGCAAACTGAAACGCAAAGCAATGTTTATGAAGTTACGCACCGCCCGATTTATGCGACTAAAAACCACCGCAAATGGTGTTGAATTAGGGTATCAAGGCAGTAATGCAATGATTGCGGAAGTGCATCAGTACGGAAAAGAATCAAGAGTAAGCAGAAAGGCAAATTGGAAGGTGAAATATGACCAACGGGAACTGTTAGGATTTAGTGAAAATGATGTACAAATGGTTGAAGATGTGGTGATTGCATATTTGTCAGGGAAGTAAAAAGGCGGTTAGACCGCCTAATAAGAAGATTATGCAAATAGAGATGGGCGTTTGCTATATAAAATGACATCAAGAATGAAAGTCACAATTATAGAAGCTAAAATGATACCTAACCAGTCTTGAATATCGGCAATGTGGCGAAAAAAGGTAGCACAAATCACCAAAGAAACTAAATTAATCAGTTGAACAGTGTATTTTCTAGGTAGCCAAAACGACAAATTTTCTTCTGTTTCAATATCAATTTTTTCAGTAGGTACAAAAAAGGCAATGCCAATCAGTGCAACGATGATCCCTAAAAACCAAGGTAACAACCCCATAAACGAGAAAATGAGTAAGCAAAGTACAAAAAGAGCGATAGCTGGAATGTACCAAAAGCGGATAGTGACAGCGACTGCGATCAAGCCAAGCATTCCAACAGCGATAACACCAGCAATGCCAATAGCAAGATAAGAACCTACACCAAGTAAAAATAGGAAAATGAATAGTAGTTCCATAGCAACCTCCTTTTTTGTGAATTATTGAGCGAAAACGGATCTATTGTCAATAAAAAGAGAAGAAATAATGAGCAATTTAAAATTAGAAGTGTTGTTAAGTGCGATTGATAAACTTTCTGCCCCTTTTAAAAATGCAAGTAAACAGGCGGAAAAGCTATCTGCCACCTTGAAAGCAAGTAAAGATGCCGTGCGTGAGTTGGAAAAGGTGCAAGGCAAAATCGGCACATTCAAAACAATGCAAACCAATCTTCAAAAAGCGAGTGAAACCATTCAGAAAACCACAAATAAAGTTAGTGATCTGACAGGTAAACTTGAACAGATGAAAAAGCAGAAAGTTGATTTAAAAATCAAAATTCAGGCAGAAGAGAGAAATTATCAAAAATTAATTTCAGGGGGAGAACTTTCCGAAAAAACATTACAAGTGGATCGTAATATCTCAAAAATGCAACGGGAATATGAAAAATTAAATCAGAAAATCTCTAACACAAGCCTAAATCTTCATAAAGAAAAAAACGTATTAAAACAATCACGCACTGAAAAAGCCAAACAACTTTTAATTTTCCGAAAATTAAAACAGGAATTAAAAACAAGCGGTATTCATATTAAAGATTTATCTAATAGTGAATTATCTCTTGCGGAAAAAATAAATAAAGCTAATCAAGCTATTGATAAACAACGGCAAGCATTAGAACGTTTAAATAAAGTCAAACAGCGAAATGAAAATTATCGGCAAAATGTCGATAAATTAAGAAATACCAGTGAAAGCTTACAAAATTTAGGACAGCGATCAATGGTAAGTGGTGCAACCTTGCTTGCTCCTGTGGTTGGTATGGGAAAAGGCGTGGCAAGTATGGCACAGACGGCAGGAAAATTTGAGCAGTTTAATACCATTCTCGAAGTCACAGAAGGCAATGCTGAAAAAGCAAAACAAAGCTTTGACTGGGTGAAAAAATTTGCAGTAGATACACCGTCAAATCTTGATGAAGCAATGGAAGCCTTTGTTAAGTTGCGTGCCTACGGTTTAGATCCGACTAATGGTTTATTAAAAACATTAGGGGATACTGGTGCTGCAATGGGTAAGCCTGTTATGCAAGCCGTTGAAGCAATTGCAGATGCCGTGACAGGCGAAAATGAACGCTTAAAAGAGTTTGGCATAAAAGGCAGTGTAGTGAAAGGGACAAATATTATTGAGTACGCTTACACTGACAAACTAGGCAAGCAACAAGTTGCTAAAGTCAATAAAAACAACCGCAAAGAAATTGAAGAAACCCTAACCCGAATTTTTGATGAAAAATATGCGGGAGCAATGGAAAAACAATCCAAAACATTATTAGGCATTTGGTCAAAATTAGGCGATCACTGGACTAACTTTCAAATGATGATAATGCAAACAGGGGCATTTGATTGGATTAAAAATAAATTGCAATCGGTTCTTGCTCAATTAGACAAAATGAGTGCAAATGGCGAGCTGAAAAAATGGGCAGAAGATATTGGCTCTATAATTCAGGAAGTTTTTCAAGGCTTTTGGGCATTTGGTGAAAAAGTCTTTGCCGCAGTGAAATGGGTGGCTGAATTTGCACGAGAAAATAAAGGTGCGATTGCAACCTTTGTGCAATGGTCTGCAATTTTAGGATCAAGCCTGACGATTTTCGGTGGATTAGCAATGGTATTAAGTTTTGCCTTATATCCTGTTGCTCGTTTAATTTATGGCTTCGGGCATTTAAGTAGCATTACAACCTTATTTAATAAAGTATTATTTGATAATGATAAAAAATGTAGATTGGCGAATAAATCTTTATTTAATTATAAAACAACCATTCAAGGTTCGACATTTATTTTAAGAAAAGTAAAAGATAGTTTTATTTCTTTTGGTCGTTCATTTATTGGTTTATTCAGTAAAATGAAAAGTCTCTCATTTTGGTTTAATAAAATAAAGACGGTAGGAAAATTGGCTTTTAGTCCAATTAAATTAGCGTTGTCAGGTCTAGGATTACTACTTTCTCCAATTGGACTTTTATTAACAGGAATATCAATTGTCGCAATTAGCATTTATAAAAACTGGGAAAAAGTCAAAGCCTTTTTCGGTGGTTTTTTACAAGGTTTAATGCAAGGGCTTGCACCTGTATTGGAAAAATTTAAACCGCTCACGGCTATTTTTGGCTCATTGGTTGGGTGGATTAGCCAAGCGGTAACGTGGGTGATGAATTTACTTAGTCCAACTGATAAAAGTGCGGAAAGTTTAAATGCTGCTGCAGAAGCAGGTAAAAAATTTGGTGAGTGGACAGCAAATGCGATTGAAATTGCCCTTACACCACTAAGATTATTGATGGACGGTATTAAATGGGTGATTGATAACTTACCTGGTCTTGAAGCTGGAACAAAAATCACTCAACAGGTCAATCAAGCCAAAACCGCAGAAAGTGAGCGTATTGTAAAATCAGGTACAACTGCTGAAAAAATTATGGACGCTGCAGGTGATAGCCGTTTATTTGCTAATGGTGGCTACACAGGCAACGGTGGCAAGTACGAGCCGAAAGGCATTGTACACGGTGGCGAATATGTTATGACCAAAGAAGCCACAAGCCGAATTGGTGTGGCTAATCTCAACCGCTTAAATTACGGCGGTGTTGCAGGTATGGCTGCGTTAGCTTCTACGGTGGCACTGGCACAGCCTATGCCTGCGGTAAAAGTGGATAACCGCCCACTGATTGCCCCAACGCAAATCCAACGACAAACCCCACCGCCTGTTAATCAGTCGGTCAATATCACTGTCAATGCAACCGCAGGACAGAGTGCGGAAGAAATTGCTCGCCTTGTTGCACGGGAACTTGAAAAGCAGCAACGCAACGCCCAAGCAAAAGCTCGCAGCCGATATTGGGATAAGTGACCTTGAATGCTTAAAGTGATCTCTTTTGATCTTATTTGACATAGAAAAGGTTATATTTTAGGATATAACCCATTGACAAAATAAGGAAGACCAAATGGAACATTTAAAAAATATCACTAATGGTTTTTGCTCTCTTTTTTCTGCAATTGCTGAACCTAGATCGTATCAACCTATCAGAAATGGTTTTCAGTTAGATAGAGAAAATTTACAATCGGATGTCAATAATGTTATGCAAACGCTAAATCGCAATACACAAAAGGTATATAGACAATATGGCAGCCAAACACGTTAAAGCGCAAGCGAGAGATAGTCGTGGGAATGAAATAGCCATAGCAAGTACAAATTCTGATAGTCCGCTATTACCTGTTGAGCAACTTGAACGATTACATCAATTTCGTCCTGATTTAGTGGATTTTGTAGTAAATGAAACCCAAGAAGAAGCAAAAACAAGACGCAATGAAAACAGAAAAATCAATTTTTATACTTTTATTGAACGTATAATCGGTTTAGTTTTCTCTCTTATCATTGCATTAGTAGGAATACTTGGTGCTATTTACTTAGGTTTAGAAGGTCACGATTGGTTAGCTGGAACACTTGGAACAGTCACAATTGGTACACTTGCTGTAGCGTATTTAAAAAATAAATAACCCTTTATCTTATACTCTAGCCCCGAATTATCGGGGCTTTTGCTTGTAAATTGACAATTTTCTTGTTCAACGTTAGGATCTGACAAGTTACCTTTATGAAGCGGAGAAAAACAATGATTATTTTACAAGCTCAGCCTATGGCACAAGTGCCGCATAATGCAGTATTTGCAGTGATTGAAACACACCAAAAGCCATTGCGTGAAGTACCAGCACTCAGCCCACAAGAATATAAAGTTTTTGCGAATGTTGAACGTTATGCCCAGCAAATGACAGAAGAAAGTCTAATGCGGGCAATGGGATTGATTAAATAAGTATTAGCTAAACCCAAGCGACTTCGGTCGCTTTTTTGTTACCATCAAATCCACACCCACAACCATTCGCCCTTTGCTCTCACCTTTCGCACAATATCCCCATTTTTAACTGACGGATTTTTATTGTGCATCACGACCACCCACGCCGATTAGATAACTTGCTACGCCTTGGCACCATTGCAGAAGTGGATTATGCCAACGCCACCGCACGAGTGAAAGCAGGCGGTATTACCACCGATTTTCTGCCGTGGATTACCTTGCGTGCTGGCGATGTGCGAACATGGTCGCCTGTTAGCGTAGGTGAGCAAGTTTTAATTCTTGCGGTCAGTGGCGAATTTAACTCGGGGATTATTCTTGCTGGTGTTTATGCCTCCAATGCTCCGAGCCAAAGCAAAGATGAGTTTTCTACTCATTTTCCTGACGGTTGTGTCATTCGCTACAACCACGCAAGCGGTCATTTATCGGTGGAAAATTGCAAAACCGCAACTATTCAAGCTACACAAAGCATTACAGCAGATACACCGTCTTTGACTTGCACAGGTGATGTCACTATTCAAGGCACGCTCACAGTGCAAGGGGCGATCAGTACATCAAGTTCAGTGACGGCAAGCGGTGAAGTGAGTGGTAAAGGCATCAACCTCTCCAGCCATACCCACAGCGGTGTAGAAAGCGGTAGCAAACGAACAGGAACACCATAATGAACCGAAACACAGGCTTAACGATCAGCGATGAAAGCGAGCATATCAAGCAGTCTATTGCTGACATTTTACTGACGGCAAAAGGCTCTCGTGTAATGCGTCGGACTTATGGCAGTAATCTATATCAGCTTATCGACCGCCCGATTTCCAGTGCCTTACTTCTGCAAATTTCTGCCGCTTGCGTAATGGCGTTGAAAATGTGGGAACCACGAATTGATGTGACGGCGTTTAAGGTTGAAATTGCAGACTTAAACAGCCCCCACAGTTTAACTGGCACCATTGATGCCACCGTAAAAAGCAGTAACACCAAATTAACGATGACGGATTTAACCTTACGATGAGCCAATTAGTTGATTTATCCAAACTCCCCGCCCCTGATGTCATTGAAGAGCTTGACTACGAAACCTTATTGGCTGAACGCAAAGCCAAGTTTCTGTCGCTTTACCCTGAAAGCGAACGTGCCTTTTGGCAAGCACGGTTAGCGTTGGAGTCGGAGCCGATTACGAAGTTGTTGGAAGAAAACTGTTATTTGCAGTTACTTGAACGCCAACGAATTAACAATGCCGCAAAAGCCACAATGTTAGCTTATGCAACAGGAACAGACTTAGATGTGATCGCTGCAAATTTTAATGTGCAGCGAATGATTGTACAGGAAGCGGATTTACAAGCTAACCCGCCGATACTCGAAATCAAAGAAAGTGATGAAGATTTACGTTTAAGAGCTCAATTGGCATTTGAAGGCTTATCTGTGGCTGGTCCACGTTCTGCTTATGTATTCCACGCCCTTTCGGCTCATCCTGAAGTCGGCGATGTTTCTGTGGTTTCACCACAACCAGCCTATGTAACCGTGACAATCCTTTCCCGTTTAGGCAAAGGCATACCTAGCCAAGCTATATTACAAGCGGTTGAAGCAAGGCTAAATGATGACAATGTTCGCCCGATTGCAGATAGAGTTACAGTACAGGCTGCTACTATTCAGGATTATCAAATCAGAGCCAAATTACATATGTTTCGTGGTCCTGAATATGAACCGATTAAACAAGAAGCGCAAAAACGTTTGGAAAAATACGCCTTAGAGCGCCGTCGATTAGGGCGAGATATTACCTTATCAGGTATTTATTCTGCATTGCATATTGAAGGAGTTCAACGGGTCGAATTATTAGAGCCACGAACAGATCTGATTTTGCCCAATAATAAAGCAGGGTTTTGTACACAAATTAGCTTAGAAATGGCGGTTTCTGATGATTATTAATCACGCCCCACTTTTACCAAATGGAGCGACTACGCTTGAAAAACGAGCAGCAGAATGTTTACAACAAGCGGTCAGAAATCCGATTGTGATTGCAGATTTAATCAATCCCGAACGTTGTCCAGAACCATTATTGCCTTATCTGGCGTGGGCATTTTCAGTCGATAAATGGGACGAACAATGGAGCGAAGAAGTCAAACGTATTGCAATTAAAAATGCGTTCCTGATCCATAAACAAAAAGGCACATTAACCGCTATTCGACGTGTCGTAGAGCCTATTGGCTATTTGCTCGAAGTGAAAGAGTGGTGGCAAGAAACACCAATGGGAACGGCAGGGACGTTTAAGCTGACCGTTGAAGTGAGCGAAACAGGGTTAAATGAACAAACTTACAATGAAATTGTACGATTAGTCGATGATGTGAAGCCTGTTTCACGCCATTTAACTCTTGCAATTGCTGTTACACCAACAGGCGAAATGAATGTATTTATTGGACAAAATAGCGGTGAGACGATCACCGTTTATCCACAATAGGAAACACTATGGCAAAAACCTATTACTCCGTTTTAACCACCTACGGTTCACAACTTTTTGCAAATGCGATGACAAATCGCCAAGCAGTGAACATTACCCATTTTGCCGTTGGTGATGGCAATGGGCGAGCTGTACAGCCTGATTCTACTCGCACATCACTTGTGAGAGAAGTCCACAAATCAGCAATCAGTGCAGTCAGTCGAGATCCGAGAAACAATCGTCAAGTCATTTTTGAGCTAACCTTACCTGAAAATGTCGGTGGCTTTTGGATTCGTGAAATGGGGATTTTTGATAATGCAGGACGATTGGTTGCGATTGCTAACTGCCCCAATACCTATAAACCACGATTAGAAGAAGGCAGTGGAAAAATCCAAGTGTTGCGAATGATTTTATTAGTGAGTTCGTCGGATGCAGTGACATTAAGTGTGGATGATTCAGTGATTTTTGTGACACGGGGACAATTTACCCCGAAAACAATTACCGCAACAAGTATCAATGGTTTTGATGACACAGGACATTCTCACGCAATTGACACAGCCACTACGTCTCGCAAAGGGATTACCCAACTCACCAACGACACAGGACTAGACTCTGAAGTATTGGCATTAACCGCAAAAGCAGGTAAATCCATTGCTCAGTCTGTGGCACAGTTGCAACTTAGTACAACCAATGCGCTAAATCAAAAAGTCAATAAAACCGACATCAGTAACGCTGTCAATTCAACATCTCAAACTACGGTAGCTTCTTCACAAGCAGTAAAAACGGCTTATGATTTAGCTAACAGCAAATACACAGCTCAAGATGCCAGCCCAACCCAAAAAGGCTTAGTTCAACTCGCCAATAACCTAACCACCGATGATGCCACAAAGGCACTGACGGCGGCGCAGGGCAAAGCCCTCAAAGACGAGATTGATGAGATTGAGATTGGTGGGCGGAATTTAATTAAAAATTCTCGGCTGCTAAACGGCACCAATCACTGGACTGTAATAGGGGGACAAGACCTAAGGAATGGCATCGCAGTTTTAAAAAGTTTAGATACATCAACGGAATGGTGGTGGAGGCAAAGTTTTAATCTGCCCGAGAAGCAATATACATTTAGCGCTGAGGTCAAACCCGAAAGAACTGCGTTTTATATCCATCTACAGAATGGGGAGAGATGGCTTAATTTTTATGCAAGAAATTTGACTCCTGGCGTATGGCAAAAAATATCGATTACATTTGTAAGTGCAGTAAGGCAAATTACGTTTGTTAACCCAGGCGAAGGACTTGTCGAATTGCAAAATCCTATGCTTGTCGAAGGTAATCGAGCTATGACTTGGGCTCCAGCCCCGGAAGACGCAGAAGATTACAACCGTCAAAACTACGTCGCCAAATCTGGCGATACGATGACTGGCATACTCAATATCAACCACGCCACCTCTTATTTAAGAGGCAAAAACAACGGCGTTGATGATTGGTTTGTCGGACGAGTTAGGGATAATGACAACGACGTGGCGCTTGTGTCATATCAATACAGTACCGGCGTCCACCTCAAGGCGGACAGAGTTGAGAGCAACAAGCCCATCTATCATGGAGCGAATAAAGTCTTTGACGAGGGCAACCTGCTCCCAGTCAAGCAAATCAACTTGCGGTCTCATATCCCTAATACTCAAATTGAGTACCAAAACGCCACGCCCACAGAGTTGCCTATGGGTAGCTATATAGGATTTACAACCAATGCGCAGCTAAGTGGCAATGGCGTATTCAGCGGGTGGGGTTTTGTTAGCAAAACAGATAATACCCAAGCCTTTCGCCAAGCTGTAAACTTTGATAGGCATTTTGCCCAATGGGGCAACAATGCCAGTGGCTGGGGGAGCGTGCATGAGTACTTTATGCTCCGCCCACAATTAGGAGTAAGAAACCTCAATGACGTCACTATGTGTGGCGTGTACTCCCAAGTGGCAAATGCCAACGCTCAGCCTAACCTCAACTACCCTGCACAAGAGGCAGGGACGTTGCTGGTTACGCCATCTGCGTATGGTTATCAGCAAGAGTACACAACTTTTTTCAGCAATAAAAAATTTGTAAGAGGCAGAGATGGCAACGGATGGCTGCCGTGGAAGCAGATTGACGGAGCGGATTGGAGTGAAGTGAGAAATAAGCCAACGACCTTTACGCCATCAACGCACAATCATCCTTGGAGTCAGGTGACAGAGATTCCTGCAACAGCGACAAGATGGCCGACTTGGGGTGAGGTCTCAAGTAAGCCTACAGGTTTTAATTTGACTGAGAAAATTGCATGGTCAGGCAGTGCGGTAGCTCCACTTACTGTTAATTTGGGAGTCAACAGAGGAATAATGTATGTACTTGCTCAAACTCGTGCTTGGGATATTTGGTACAGTGTCCCAGTAGAACATTGTGATGGTAGTCATATAGGGCAGATGGAACATGGTGGGGAGAATGCAGATAGAAACTATAGTCAACTCAGAAAAATTACTAAAAGTGGAACAAGTGTTACATTTGGCAGAACTATAGCAGGTCTTAATTATAACAATGGTTTAATTATCAAGAAAGTTATTGTTGTGGGGTATTAAAATGAACGTTTATTTCTCGAAAATTAACTTAGGGGATTATGTAATTTACCCTGAACCAGAACAAGAGGAGTTAATAAATTATGTCGTCTTAGATATAAAGGATAATATAAATCCTGATGATTTTACCCTTGTCATAGTAAATGGAGAGTATCAAGTCATAAGAAAATTGGTAGATATATCATTGTTAAAAGAGCAAGTTAGACAAGATATAAATACTCTTAGGGACAAAAAAATCAACGGCGGTGTTTATGTGTCAGCGATTGACAAATGGATTGATACCGATGCCACCGCCGAACGCAATATCTTGTCTGTCAAAGCCACATTTGACTTATTCGGCGACCAAGAAATACCTTGGACCTTCGCCGATAATTCGGTGGCGATGATTAATAAAGAAAAATTGTTAGTCATTTGGCAGGTGTTAATGGAAGCCAAAACGAACAATCACGCTAACGCATTGAAGCATAAGGCGATGGTGGAGCAAGTAGAAAATCCGTTGGAGTATGATTATTCGAGTGGGTGGACGCAGACTTATGAGGAGTTTGTAAATGAACAAATCTAAATTGCTATTGTGGTTGTATCACGTTGTGATTGCCATTGACCAACTATTTAACGCCCTAACAGGCGGTGCGGCAGATGAAACCTTTTCAAGCCGTTGCTACCGTGGGGCGATACTTGCCGAGAAGCCACGCAAGCGGTGGCGTTTTTGGTTTGCTTTTGTCAATGGGCTGTTTTTTGATAAACAGCATTGCCAAACCGCCTACGAAAGCGAAGTTAAACGCAAGCAATATCCCCCAGAGTTTAGCAAAATCCGCTGATTGTTATCCCCAAATCCACACTTCCAACCGCTCGCTTCAGGGCGGTTTTCTTTTCACAATAGCCTTCAATTTATCCCCTTTTATTTAAACAGAAGGATTTTCTATGGACTATCTACACGGTGTTCGAGTACTGGAAATCAACGAAGGCACACGACCAATTCGAACCATTGCCACCGCAATTATCGGAATGGTGTGTACTGCCGATGATGCCGACAGTGCAACTTTCCCCCTAAATAAACCTGTTTTAATTACCGATCCTGTCGCTGCAATTGGCAAAGCTGGCACACAAGGCACATTGGCACGCAGTCTTGACGCTATCGGTGATTCCGTTAAAACCCCTGTGATTGTGGTGCGTGTTGCCCACGATGAAAACGCCGATACACTCACCGCAAATGTGATTGGTACAGTGACTGAGCAAGGCGAATACACAGGCTTAAAAGCCTTGCTGGTGGCAAATACCGTCTGCGGTTTTAAACCACGCATCTTAGGCGTGCCTGAATTGGATAGTCAAGCGGTGGCAACGGAGCTTGCCAGTATCTGTAAAAAATTGCGTGCTTTTGGCTATATCAGCTCAAACGGCGCGAAAACCCGTGATGCGGCTATTCAATATGCCCGCAATTTCGGACAACGTGAATTGATGATGATCCACGGTGATTTTGTTTCTTTTGACACTGCAACAAAATCCAACAAACCGAACTCTGCCGTTGCTCGTGCATTGGGCTTGCGTGCCTTGTTAGATAAAACCGTCGGCTGGCACAAAAACCTGTCTAACGTAGTAATTGATGGGGTGACGGGTGTCACTATCCCGATGTCTTTTGATATTCAAGATTCAAGCACTGACGTGAATATGCTCAATGAGAAAAACATTTCCGTGCCAATCAACTTCAACGGCTATCGCATTTGGGGCGGTCGCACCTTATCAAGCGATAAACTTTTTGCTTTTGAGCAGTACACCCGAACCGCTCAGATTATTGCGGACACCTTCGGCGAAGCGTTCGACTGGGCGATTGATAAACCGCTTACACCAAGTTTGGTGAAAGATATGCTGGAAATGATCAACCAAAAATTCCGTTACTGGAAAAATTTAGGTTATATCGTGGACGGCTCGGCTTGGGTCGATGCCGATATTAACACCAAAGACATTATCAAAGATGGTCAGTTCTTTATTGATTATGACTATACCCCGATGCCGTCGTTGGAAAACCTGAATTTACGTCAGCGTATTACCGACAAATACTTGATGGACTTTGCGGCGAAAGTGGCTGCGGCATAAAAATCCCCCCTAGCCCCCTTTTTCAAAGGGGGGAATGTTGAATAAGGAAAAAATATGGCTTTACCACGATTATTAAAATTGATGAACGTCTTCAATAACGGTTTTGGTTATGAAGGCGTGGCAGAAGAAGTCGAATTGCCGAAATTGACGATGAAGCAAGAAGATTTTCGCACAGGCGGTATGTTGGGCGAAGTGTCGGCAAATTTAGGCTTAGAAAAATTAGAGATGACCCACAAATACGCTGGCATTGTGCCAGAGTTATTCAAAGGGTTTGCCACAGATACCATTGACAGCGAATTAATTCGTTTTGCGGGTAGCTATCAACGTGACGACACTGGCGAAATTACCGCCGTTGAAGTGTTGGTGCGTGGTCGCCACACAGAGTTAGACGGTGGCAGTAGCAAAACAGGCGAGAAAACCGAAACTACGATTAAATCGGCACTTTCCTACTACAAGCTAACGGTGGACGGCAAGGAATTGATTGAGATTGATTTAATCAATTCGGTGTTCAAAGTGGACGGCAAAGATCGTTATGCACAACACCGTGCGGCGATTGGGCTTTAATATTTAAAATGAAAACGGACACACGCAGTGTGTCCCCACAAGGAAAAAACAATGAAAAAGAAAACTGATCCAAATGTGACAACAGTCAAATTAAAAGTAGGCATTGTGCGTGCTGAACAGACCATTACCGAAATTCAGGTGCGTAAGCCAAACATTCAGGCACTCAAAGGCTTGAAGTTGCTTGATTTAGTGCAGTCGGATGTAAACAGCATCATCACTTTACTGCCTCGTATCACTCAGCCGATGTTGCACAAAGCCGACATTGAGCGCTTAGATGTGGCTGATTTTACTAAACTCACTGAGGCTGTCTTTAACGTGATGAACTTGAATGAAGATGACATCGAAAGTGACGAAGAGGGAAAGTCCGACTCATCCCTTATTGCGTAGAAGATGCCATTGCTGACATCGCTATTGTGTTTCATTGGCAACCCAATGCCTTTGACGATATGTATCTTGATGAATTAATGCAATGGCGAGAGCAAGCACGAAAACGGACAGAAACCAACGAAGAATAAGACAAGCGGTCGGATAACGAGAAAAATTTGCAAAAAATCTCAATATCTGACCGCTTGTTATATTAAGGAAATTAAATGCTCCAAAACTCCGCTATGATGTGCCTTGGGTTGTTTGTTTTTATGCGACAAACCGTACCCTACCAAGAAACCAGCCGAGAATTATCGTGGAACCACCCGACAAACAGTGTCGTGGGGAAATTGCCACGCACGCAGTTTACAGGCAAAGCCAGCGAAACGATGACGATTAGCGGCACATTAATCCCTGAACTGACAGGCGGTCGATTAAGTTTAACAGCGTTGGAATTAATGGCAGAGCAAGGCAAGCCCTATCCGTTAATTGATGGGGCAACGTTTATGATGTTAGGCTGGTTTGTGATTGAAAATATCAGCGTGCAAAGTAGCCTTTTCTTTGGTGACGGTGCACCACGTCGCCTTGATTTTTCCCTATCGCTAAAACGGGTCGATGACTCAATGATGACCGAAATCAGCGACGACATTATGAGCTTACTATGAATTTACTTGATAGATTAAAGCAAAACGGTCACCGTATTCCTGCCTTTCATCTTACCGTTCGACCAAATCCGAAAAAAATCCACAGGCGGAACGAAAGACATCACTACTCTACTCTCTCAACGCTTGATGAATTTAACCCTGACGGACAGTCGGGGCTTTGAAGCCGATCAGCTCGATTTTACCTTAGATGATACCGACGGCTTGTTGGAACTGCCGAGCCGTGGAGCGATTTTATCTCTTGGGCTAGGTTGGAAAGATGAAGCCTTGACCTTTAAGGGTGAATACACCGTGGACGAAGTAGAGCATTCAGGCGCTCCCGACTGTGTCACCATTCGGGCAAGGTCGGCGGACCTGCGTGGCAGTTTAATGAACCGACACGAGCGAAGTTTTCACAAAACCACGCTAGGCAAAATTGTGCAACAGATTGCCGACGAAAATCAACTGCAAGCGATGGTGGGCGATGAGTACAAAAACCTTGAGATTAAGCATATTGACCAAACGGACGAAAGCTCAATCAGCTTTTTAACTCGCCTTGCCGAAGAACACGATGCGATAGCCACCGTCAAAAATGGGCGATTATTGTTTATTAAATCGGGCAAATCCACCACTGCAAGCGGTCAGAAACTGCCTGAATTTATCCTCACCCGACAAGATGGCGACAGTCACCGCTTTGCCATTGCTGAAGGGGATAACTACAAAGCGGTTAAAGCCTACTGGCACGACACCGCAACGGGCAAGCGTGGCGAAGTGATTATTGATGAAAATACCGAAGTGAAGAAGGTCAATAAAACCACCAAGAAAGGCAAAATCAGCAAAAAGCAGACCACCGTTATTCAGCAAAATAAGCCTGTGGAAAGCGACAACGATCAGATTAAAACCCTACGCCACACTTACGCCACACAGCGAACCGCATTGAATGCTTGTAAACGCCACTTTGAAAAACTGCAACGTGGCGTGGCGACCTTTAGCCTAAATCTTGCGGAAGGGAATGCGGAGCTGATCCCCGAAGTGACCGTAAGCGTAGCAGGTTTTAAAGCAGAGATTGACTCGAATGCGTGGATAGTGACGCAAGTTACTCATTCGCTTTCTGCGGGCAGCGGATTTACTACGGCGATTGAGTGTGAGTTGAAGGTGGGGGAAGAATAAAGCCCACTGAGTAAGTGGGCATAAACTATTCATCTCGTCCATTACCCAAACACCCTTTTCAATATTTCCCCAATTCTACTCTTGGTCTGTCTTGTTTCTTGTTGAAATAACGCCACTCGATTTTTTTTCGTAGTTAGTGAATAGCCTGATAACACCTACCGCCCATTTTATTTCATTGTGCTTTCCGATATTCTGCGGAAAAACCTTTAACACCGTATTCGTAAAGGAGAAAATTTATGTCCGAAAAATCGGAAAAATCACCAGTTTTAAATGTTACATTTAGCAAACGTCGAGGCAAGGTAGCAATAACACTCAATGCTGACGTAGATAGTTTTTCATATAAAAATGTAGGCTACTATAATACTGGATTACAAACGGACGATGGTCAATACATCTACTTACGATTTGAACTTGCATCAAAATTAAAAACAATTGAGCACTTAAACCTAAACCCCAAATATGTGTTGCAAAAACAAACAACATTAAATCGTATTTGGCTCCCCTTTATTCTTAAAGCAGATATTTTTGAAGGCATACTCACAAAGCGTCCTGACGTTATTTTTGTAGACCGTGACACACCTACTGTTTTATAAAAGATATTTTGGGAGAAAATAATGAATTACATCGGTAAACTTATTCGCATTGGTAAAAGTCAAATTATTGAATTAAACAAAGATGTTGGCTGTTTTTTTTACGAAAACAGCCCTTACTTTCCGATTGCATATGGGATATATGCCACACGCCAAGACTACGAAGAGCAAGAGTACCGCCTCAAACTAGGGCTTCCAACAGCCACGCTTTTAACATCTCAACCGGTATTGACTGTACCTGAGTTAGCATTGTCTGTTTTTGCGATTGAGATAATGCTTGCACCAACGGCTTTAAACTCTCCGCATTTAGCGTAACCTTTTGCATTTGTAAAATTGCCGACAAGCCACCATCATTTGCAATCAAATCAATGCCCTTTGCTGTCGCTTGAAATTTACCGTTTACAGCTCGAATAACATCGTGTTCTTGTAGATAAGTAAGATTTGCTTTTAAATGGCGATTTGCCAGCTTATCTTTGGGTTGTTGAATGAATAATTGAATTTCTTCCCACGTTTGCGGCTGGTTAAATTTTTCTTCAATGTAGAACCAATACAATTCATCATCGGATAGCATTTGTGGATAAGCAACAGTCAATAAATGCAAAACGCCATTTTGCAATTTTCGATCTAACTCCATATCTTCCCTTACCCCAACTTCCTAACCTTCAATCCTCTTCTCCACCCACACATCTATTTTATATTAGCTTGCACATTGCCTTTGCCGGATTGTACAAGTGAGATACTTTTAACCCCACCTTTTAAACTTAACCAAAAGCCAGTTGATGAATTTAGGGCGCTGATTGATTTCCCAAGAGGCTTTGAGGTGTTGGGCGAATTGGTGCATTTCAAGGAGGTCTTTTTCAGGCATCTCTTTGAAAAAGCGAGAGCCATAACTTTTTTCAGCGTGCGTATTGATGATGATCTCAAAAGGCTTACATAAACTTCTGATCGTTAAAATATCACGGACATATTGATTACGAGGGAATGGCTTTTCGTTTTGGAATATATTGATGTGAATATCACGCCCAGCCATATTCTCAATAGTACTGTTCGTTACGTTTTGATTGACTTCCTGCATTTTTACTTACTAATGATAAAGGATTATTTCTTCCCTTTCTTTTTGGTGCTACTGAATAATGTTGATTTTGATTTGGAGGACTTTGAAAAGAGCGTGGCTTTTTTAGCTTTTCCGCCTTTCGCTTTACTTCCTCCTTTACCGCAAACATTTTCGCAAGGGATTCCGTCTCCGTCTCGGTCAAGATTTTTCATACCGCATTGTTTGAGTAGGTATTGAGCCTGTTCGCAAGATGACATATCTTTGCAGTAACGCCCATCACTACAACTAAAGGCACTTGCCGTTGTTGCGGTGGCAAGGCCTAATAAACAAACTAAAAAAAATCTTTTCACTATTTACCCTTATTTGCCTAAGACACACTCAGCGATGAGTTTGTCAAACTGACGGACATCAATATCTTTCGATAATTCCAGTTTGATATGACCGGCGCGCGTCCATAGTTCAATTTCAGAGGTAAAATCTAGTAATCCCCCAGCATTTTCGCTTGACCACATATTAATATTTTCGTAGGGCAGGGAGTAAATTTCGATTTTTTTACCACGCAATCCTTGTGTATCTCGCACAATTAAGCGTCGGTCGGTAAAAATGGCAATATCACGAACGGCTTTATAAGCTTTTATTGCACGTTCGCCAGAGACTAAGAGATTTTGTACATCGTCAGGGATTTCGCATTCACTATGGAAAATCCAAACTAAGATAGGTTTGAGTTCGAGAGACATAAAACACTCCTTTGGTTACATTTATCAACATTGGTCGGGACGTATTTATCTCAACCGTCTACTATTGAGATATTAAGTAAGAATTTTCAAAAGGTATTGTTCAAAAGCGATTTGGCTATCAATAATAAACACACCTTCTACACAAGCGACTTCAGTCATCATTTACCCCTTATTTACCGTGATATTTCCACCAGCGATATTTTCGACTGTGCTATTTGTGATAGTTTGGGATACAGAAGATGGTTTATTCAGGTCAGTAATTTGCCAATGTCTTCCCATTTCGAGAGTATTTATTTGTTCAATAATATCTTTTTGCTGTGTTTCTGATAACTCTCTAAATGTTTTTAGTAACATTCTTTCTTTGATTTCAGGAGCATAAGCATTTTTTAATCCTTGTAGCAGATAAACAATATCAAACCCAAGAGTTCCGAGTTTCATCAATAAATCTGCACTAGGAAATCTTTTCCCTAATTCATAATTAGAATAAGCATTATAAGAAATCTCACATATTTCTACGAGAGCTGTTTGGCTATAACCTAATCGTGTTCTTTCTTCTCTTAATCTTTGACCGAATTTCACATTCATAAATAAAAACCTTGATATTACCCACAAATGTGGGCATCATTACCTAGAAACAAAACGAAACTAACCAAAACGGATCGTTTTAATAAAATGGCTTAACAATATCAACAAATTAGGAGAGTGTCCATATGGCAGAAACTGATCTTGGTCAAAAAACCAAGAGAAAAATCCGCCCGACGCGTGAAGTGTCTGTGGCGTTTCATATGACGTTAAACGAGGAAGAAGGCGTTGCCTTTGAGAAAGAGCGTGAACGTTTGGGGCTCGCCACTAAGGCAGCGTTAGGGCGGATGTTAATCCGTCAGGGATTGGGGTTGGCTATTTGATGAAAGAAGCCTTAAAGGCGAGGGGGATAAGGGGAATGGGTGAGAAAGCTGAAAGCCCTGTGAGTGCAGGGCAAGTGAATCGCACGGACGATTATGCCACTTTAATTTGTGCGGGGTTATTTTTAGACATCGCTGAACAAGAAGGATTGGATATCGCCCGTGCGGAATTAGAGGTAGCACTTGCACGTTGTAAGTTGAGAGAGTTGAGAAATACTCAATCCACAATTTCAAATACAAGCCGATAAGGCGGTGTAGCCGTATCAAGTCGTGCATAACCCATATTGAGTAGGAATTTGGTTAGTTCGGTCGTTTCATACATCGATTCGCAACGAATCACTCGATAGATTATTCCACGATACTTTAGCCCTACTTGATGATGTTTTAGTTCTTCAGGGGTAATACTGATATCAGTTGGGTGTTTTTGAACAAATTCCAGCAACTCTTCATCAATGCGAGGAAGATTTAAGAAGGTATCCATAATATGTTCCTTTTTAAGTGAATGGGATTGTAGTTTAACAAAAGGTAGGTGACATCAGCAAAATATAACCAAAAACAAACCGCTTGCATATTGGGGAATGTGCAAGGGGAAAACTGAGTTGAAAACGTGGGTGCCGTTGGGGAACGGCAGAAACAGTGGAAGAAAGGATATCGCCGAAAGGCAGGGGAATAAATGGCTAATTTAGATCATCGTTGCGTAAATTGTGGCAGTAGTAATTTACGGGTTAGAACATCGGAAAAAATCGGCTTGTTGCTGATTGATGCAAAGGTGTTTTGTAACAGTTGTGGCTCTGAGCATCATATTCAAAGCCAAATTGTACGAGTGAGAACACCAACCTATCACGAGCGACCAGAAGCGTTGCGTATCAATAAGCCGTTATTGCAAACCGATACCAATACACCTGATTTATTTAATGGTGTGGTGGAAGACGCAAAGACGGAATAAAACCTAAAACATAGTGTAAAAAATCGCCTTTTTATTAAAGGGCTGGTTTTTTGCACCCTGAAAACAGGAGATTGAACAATGAGTAAACAATTTAGACGTAATCAACGCTGGCGTATGAACAGACAGATGAAAGACCGCCGTCGGTTAAATCTGTTTTTGGTGGAAAAACGTGTGCGTCATTTGGAAGGTCGTCAGGAAGTGGTAACGCTGGATTTAGAGAATACCCACGATTTATTGACGGCACTAGAAACAAAGGTGGCAACGTTGGTGGCTGAGAAGAAAGCCCGTGAGCAAGCAGAGAAAGAGTTGCAATGGGTTGCCTATCCAAAACCGAAAAGCCTTGTTTGTCGTTTGTGGCAGTGGTTGGTTGGGGTGTTGTGTAGTAAGGGTAATCCGTAGGGGGATGTATGGAAAAGGAAGAACAAAGAAAGACGGAACAGATAAATGACCTATTCCGTTTACGCGAAGAGGTGCGACTTCTCGAAGGGCATTTTATTCAACAGCAGGCTAACTTGTTGATTTTGCAAGATAGGATTGCAACGCTTTTAAAATCACGGGCATTTCTTGAGCCAACACCTGAACAATATGAGGCGGTTGAGGCTGAGATAAATCAAAGTCGTAAACAGCTCGAAGATTTAATACAGCAAAGCCCATCTTTTTTAGGTCCTCAGCAGTGAGTGGTTCTGACATTTGAATAATTTGCTGTTGTAAAGCGATAAGTTGTTCAAGGTTTTTCATAGGGTATTCCTTTTTAGGTCAATGGAATACCCATTATAGCAAAGTGGGTGAATATGATGAATGTGAGTGCTTGGACAGAAACGTTACGCAATCAGATGATAGCGGTACATAAAAGCCAGTGTTTACCTAAAAATCGTGATGAGTGGCTTTTATTGCGTGAGCGGTGGAACCGTTATACCGCAGAACATCGGGCTTTTGTGTTGCGTGTGGCTGGTATTGAGGGCGATTTTCCCCTTGAGCGATATAGCGATACGCAAAAAAGAGCGATTGCAACGGCAATTGCAGATGTGAATGCTTTTGCGAAAGCTGACTTTGCACTGATTTCTCGTATTCGTAAATTTTGGCGTGATTTGGAAAAAGGGGATTAATCAATGAGAACAACATTCTTTTTTTATACATTTTGGCGTGAAGCCTATTTACGCACTTATCGCCCTGTGGCATTCAAGATGATGATGTATTACTTCGATAAATTGGCGTTATGCAAGGGGCAAGTATGCGTACCTTAATTCAGTCGGGCAAGCATATTATTCGCTTTCAAGGTGGGACTTTTCAGGTTTATCGCTTGGTGCGTAATCGCTTTGGCGATGTGATTTCTGAAGTTCACGTTGAGAGTTATGGGGCGTTTTCCCCTGCTATTCGTAAGTTAGTCCAGCAAGCTAAACAAGTCAGCGAGAATAAACGTAATGGAAAGTATCCAGTGGAACTATGAACAACGCTCAGCCGAAGTTGATGCTGAGCGTGCATTGTATTCGGCGGAGTTGCTGAAAAATCGGCAAAACCGACCGCTTGTTAAGCCGACGTTGCAAGATGCTCAGGCGACATCAACGCAGATTGAGTTGTTTGAGTTGGTGGGGCGTGATAGTTATGAGTATGTCGAAGCCTTGATCCGTCGTTTGCCGTCATTGCGTCAGCGTGAGCATTTCCGCAAGTTGTATTTGCGTGAGTATCACGCTGTTGTTGATGACGGTTCGATTGCCTTTTCGTTTGGACAAAAGCAGTTATTTCAGGCGAATACGTTTATTCGTGAGTTGCTTGAAAATCGTTTGGGCAAGGTGTTTGAGCAATATAACTTTGACCTTGCGTGGTTGAGTATGTCGCTGTCGGAGAAATGGCAGTGGGCGTTAGAGCAAGGGCAAGCCTATCAAGCTGAGCATTATCGCACGGTGGTTGGGGCGTTTGATGATGTGGCTCGTGAGCGTGAAACAGACGAGCGTAAGAAAAAATTGCCTTTCTATCTGATGACCGAGCATAAGTTGTCGGTGATTGCCGATCATCTCTCTTTTTTACTTCGCAAAATTCAAACCGATTTTTTCACAGAGCAAGCCAATACAGGCAAGGCGTTTAGTGATGCCGAAATTCAAACGATGGTGGTTGATATTTACCGTCGTTGTGGCTTGTTGTGTGAAAAGATTGGGCTGTCTTTGCCTTATTGGGCGACCTTTTCATTTAATGATGGCGATGATGATTTTGTGCCAAATATGAAATCTATTGAGATTGCAATCAATAAAAGCCAGTGCGAAAAGTTTTGGCTGAAGGCGTTGAAGAAAGCACAAAAGCAAATGGTGGAGCATTTGGCGATTGCCTGCGGTGAAGTGCGTAAGGGTGTCGCACCTTATATCTCTGAAAAGAGTTTTGACGAGTGGAAGGCTCAGAAGAAGAAAAATTTTGAGTTTCTCGACCGTATGATTTTGCAAAATTTGGACGATGAAGAAGAGCAGGTCGAGTTGTTGGAGATGTACAAGCGGTCTTGTTCTAATCCGTCTGTGCGTCATCAAGAGATGATGAACTGTTTGAACGGCATTGAGCAATGGGCGGAAGAAAACGGTCACGAAGCGTTATTTTTAACGCTGACTGCACCGTCATCGTTCCACGCTCAACACAGTAAAGGCAGTGAGAATAAAAACTGGTCGGGGGCAAGTCCAAAGCAGACACAGGCTTATTTGAATAAGGTGTGGCAACATTATCGGGCGTTATTAAAAAAACGGAAAATCAAGTTTTATGGAATGCGTGTGGCTGAACCGCACCACGACGGTACGCCACACTGGCATTTGTTGGTGTATGTGGCGAAAGAACACGTTGATGAAGCCGTTGCACTTTTCCGCAAAAAAGCGTTGGAAGTGGACGGCAATGAGCGTGGGGCGAGTGAACATCGTTGCAAAGTGGAACGTTGCGATAAGAAAAAAGGCTCTGCGACAGCGTACATTGTGAAGTATATCTCGAAAAACTTAGGCGGTAAGAATGTTGCCCACATCTCTGATGAAGTAGAAGGCTTGTCGTTTAAGGATAACGCTAGCCGTGTGCGTGCGTGGGCGAGCTGGTGGGGTATTCGTCAGTTCCAATTTTACGGCGTAAGTTCTATCGGGGTGTGGCGTGAGTTACGTCGTTTAGCCAAAGGGCAATGTGGCGATGCAGTAATCGAAAAGGTTCGTGTGGGTGCGGATTTAGGCGATTACGCTTTTTACCTTGACCAACAAGGCGGAGGCGGTGCACCCCGTGACCAGTGGAAAATTAAATTAGTCTATGAAAACACAGAGGAGAATAAGTATGGGCAAGTAAATAAGCGTATTGTTGGGGTTCGTAATACGTTGAAAGATGTTGCGGAGTGGGTCAAAACTCGTCTTAAGAAGTGGGGTTTTGTTCCTAAATCTCGCCATCAATCCGAAGAGAGTGAGCCTTCTAATATTACGGGGCGTAGCCCCGCTTGGACTTGGACTTGGACTTGGACTTGGACTTGGACTTGTGTCAGTAACTGTAACCCTAAGCATAGCAAGGGTTTAGTCAATTCTTATGATGATATTCCATTGATTGATGATGAAGAAAATCTTGTTGTGAAAAATTTAACGGAGCATACACTCTTAAAAGCGCTTAAACTGCGTGAAAATTGGATAAAAATGCTTAAATTCCAACGCAGAATACAGTTTACAACGGTTGAATTTTATGCGCTTGCCCAAGGCAAGCGATTACCTGTACTTGATGTTTCTCCTGCATATCGCCAAGTCAATACGACTATGGTCAGTATGGAACATTCACCAATACCTGATGAATACTTGCAATACCAAGGCTTTGATTTGATTTTATTCAATGGCAAGTTAATTAAAACTAACCGCTCAAACGAGGAACTTTATGAGAAAGTATAAATTTACGATCAATTTTAATGTAAAAGGCTCTACAAACTGTTATTCAACAGTTCTACTTGTTCCGGCAATGATAGTAGACAACAATGAATTAAGCGATTTAAATTCATTCATTGGAGAAAAAGCTATTAAAAAAGCAATTTTAGATGTGAGTGCGATTGGGCAATTTTCTGTAGTAAATCAAATTTATCAGGGTGAGGAAATCAACGATGTTTTTTTTAAAATGAAGATTTTGGGTTTTTATACCGAAATTATTCATTTCAAGATTTCTGCTATAAAGTGGAATTCAATAGGAGAAATGAAACGTTGGAACTATATGAGTGAACAATACTTTGAGCAATTGGAATGGAAAGTTGAAATTACTCAAATTGAAGACTAGGAAAAATTATGTTGCATTTTATTTTAAAAATGGCGTATAGTGTGCGTGCTTTCGCAAAATCGGAAGCCGAGCGTGGAAACTCGAATTTACTATCGGCGAATAATAGCACGCCTTTAACTCGTGCTTTTTTTATTCGTTGCACACGCACACCCAAAGAAAACGCCTTAAGCGTTCTTCTCTCTATGGTAGCGTGTAGCGGGCAAGGTTTAACCCTTGGCTGTTTACCGATAGTAGCAGTTTTCCACCCCGTTACACGCTATCGCCCAATCACCGTGGAAAGTGAAGCGATAGCCCCAATCAATCAACTATCGGAGCTATCAGCAATGATCTACAAATTTCTACTATTAGGCAAAAACCGCCTAACTATTCGCATTCGTGCCAACTCAGAAGCAGAAGCACGCCAACGCTTACAACTCTCAAATAATGCCCTATGCATTGCAAGATTTAACGACAATCTCACCGCTTGCAACCAAGTAAAAGGGGGGATTTATGCGTAATCAACAAACAGAACGCCAAGGCTATCATGTACCTTTCCCGCCCCTAGATGAATTATGTGGATATGCAAGCCTTCAATCTTTCGAGCAAACACAAGAAAGAAAAAGCGAAATGCAAGAAAAATTATTTTTCTTTCGAGTGAACCTAGAAATTTCTAGCTCAATCCCTTTTATTTATGACTGCATCAGAGAGCAAGCCCCAAACTGGCAAGCGTTAAACGCTAGCATTGAGGCAATGATAGAGCTACACAAAGCCTACAATCACCATATTAGAGAACAATTCAATCAATTAGAAAAAGAGATTTTAATAGAGCGAAAGTAATTTAAAAGCCAAAGGAGATGAATAATGCAAACTTACATAGTAAATCAAATGATATGGAAACGTAACTTATTGATGATGAGGTAAAAATGGAAAAGCAGAATATACAAGCGGTCAGTAATGAGCAGAATTTAGTAACAAAAAATGAGCCTGATATTGAATTCATTAGGTTAGGCGAAGCAGTGAGATTATTTGGAGTATCTCGAGCTACATTTGACCGTTGGCAACGGAAAGATTCGGAGTATTATATTCCAGACTTTCCAAAGAAAATTAAAATTGGGAATTTTTCCTTTTATGTTCGGTCGGAAATTCGAGCTTATATGCAAAAGCTGATAGATGAACGCTAAAAAAGGCCCCATATTATTATGATGTGGGGCTTTGTTTTTAGACAAGTGGCTTCCAACGTAAGCCTTGTTGTTCAAGATAATTTCCCCAGTAGTCCATTATTTCTATTCGTTCCTTGAGATAGTCGTGACGATTATAAACTCGTCTTACTGAGGATCCTTTAATTTTATGAGCAAGTACCATTTCTATAGCATCGGGATTAAAATTCTGTTCATTAAGATGTGTGCTGATTAAAGCACGCATTCCGTGTGAGGTGAAAATACCTTTATAGCCGTTCCTTTTCATTGCTCGATTAACTGTTTCGCTACACATTGGGCGGTCGCCTCCCTTAAAATGTGGAAAGACAAAACGGGAATGTCGGCTGAATGCTTTCATTCTTTGCAGTATGTCAAGTGATTGCTTGGAGAGTGGCACGATATGCTCTCGTTTTTTGTAGCGTGATCCTTTCATTTTTTCTTTGGGGATTCGCCAAAGTCGGTTTTCCCAATCTATTTCTCGCCATTCTACTGCAACGGCTTCAGATGGGCGAACACCAGTAAGCAGGTTCCAGAAAATCAGATGTTGGGTATATGGCTCAATATTGGCAAACATCATCTTGGTAATGAAGGTTGGAAGTTCTTCAATAGGTATTGTAGGATTGTTTTCTGCAGGCTTGTAATGAAATGCTTTTTTTGCTTTGTGGCAGTTGTGCATTTCGATAAGTCCGCAATTTTCGGCGTGGTCCATTATGCCTTCAACGCTACGCAGTACTTTTTCAATGACAGAGGTATGACCTTTACGATAGACAATTTGTAAGGTATCAACTAATAACTTTGAAGTGATACGTTCAACTTGAATGTCGGCAAGAGTTGGGAAAATGTGTAATTCTAAACGTCGCCAATCTTCTTCCATTGTTTCTTTCGTTACTTTAGAAGATTTAAATACTTTCCATTGTAACGCTACTTTGTAAAACGTTTTTTCTAGATTATCTAGTATTTTTCGCTCAATTTTGCGTTTGTGTTCTTGTGGGTCAATACCTTGTCTGATGAGTTCTTTGAGTTCATTTTTCTTTTCCCTTGCCTGTCTAAGCGAGAGAGTCGGGTAATAGCCTAACGTGATGGATGTTCTCGCTTTGGTTATAGGCTTTTTATAATCAAGACGCCAAACTTTATTTTTCTTTGTTACTTGTAAAATTAAACCTTCGCCATCTCGTAGTAGTTCGCCTTCGGTGGCATTTTTGATGTCTAAGTTTGATAGAGGTTTTATTAAAATTGCCAT